TGAGCATCGAGAACCCGCTGTGGGGAGCGCCGCGCATCCACGGCGAACTGCTTAAGCTCGGCTTTGACGTCGTGCAGTCGACGGTGGCGAAATACATGGCCAAGCGACGTTTGCCGAGCGGCTGATCGGATCAATCCGGAGGCCGAGCTCCTAATTTGCTCTGCGCCGAAACACGAATTGGCCCGATATTTTCGGGCCTTTTCGTTAGCGTGTCGGTGCGGCGCGTCGAGCAGAGACGATTTAGTGGGCGTTTGCCTGCAGCAGGTACGCTGTTGTCTCGGCACAAGGATTAGGTGGTACGGGCCTCTCCCATGTCATCGCCGAGTTCGTGCTGGGGCACGCACGGCAACGCTACGTCGCTAATGCCGGAATCGCAGTCAAACTTCGGTGCACATTAGCCGTTCGGGTCATAAGCGCACATCTCGCCGTGCAATCAACATGTCCGCTTTTCCCCGAAGTTAAACCAAGTCCGCTTTTTCCCCCAAAAGTTAAATGCAGTGTGCAGTGTTGTTCACCTGCTCATTTTTCCAGTGTGACCATTAGTCTGATCATTTCATTATAATTGTCGACTGCGTGATCTGCCTTCTGATTTGCTTCATTTTCCATCGCGTCACTGTCCGTCGTGTACTTCGCGGCGAAGCCGTCAATACCGAGATTTTTGTACTGGACAGTGTGCTGCATTTCATGGGCCCAAAACCAAATGTCTTTTGAGCTGGGTGGTTTTGCAAATACAATTATATTATCGGCTGTGACAGCGTGATTGTCCGCACATGCCTCTTGGAATTTGTTGATGATGCCGTGCGAACCCACATTGTCGTCGATAACAAACTGGGCCCGGTCGAGGATTTCTTTTGAAAATACGCCAGTCAAATAAAATCTGATGTCTGCAGGAATTGGTTTCGCTCTGTCTTGATAAAGCGCCACCGCTTGCCTTGCTCCTATCGCCAAGGGCACGCCGATGACGTTTCCCACTTTTCCTGTGTCGAGAACATCTTGGGCGTTCTTGCTGAGCACGATAGGTGCTTGTTTCGCGAGTCTTTCTGGCATGCGCGAAATTTCGACAGTTTGACCGAGCTTTTTTGGGAGAACGGACTTCAAGTGGTTTTCTATTTTCTGATCAGCTCCGGCAACCAGTTCGTACGGCTTAATAAGAATTTCGATCCGGTCGTTCGCAACGTCCTTGATCACCTTAACGGGATTTTCACCTTTAATAGCGGGTCCGGCAGCCTTCGGTCCTGCAAAGATTGTATTGACAGCAACTCGTGCGGCGTTCGCTGCGACACTCGCTGCAGTGTTTAGATCTACTTGCGCCAAAGCGCTGTGTGCAAAAGCGCATGAGATCACAAGCGAAATACCAATCGAGCAAAGTCTCATGTGAGCCTCGCATTGGTGTTTAAGCACCAGGTGAGACAGTCTCTTCATCACTCCTTCATTGCACCTGGCGCACAGCAAAATGACGCAGCTTTTTCCGTACTGACTTCAACCAGACTTTCCAAGTTGGCAGCTCGAACTTAGTTAACGCGGTTAATGAAATCGGAGCGTAGTGGGAATATTCGCTATGGGCCACAAGTGGACATGGCTCACTTATTCGATCACCTCGTCGGCGATCTGCTGGAGATGCACTGGCAACGCCTTCGCGGTCCTGAGGTTGATAATTAATTCGTACTTGGTCGGAGCCTGCGCAGGAAGGTCGGCGGGTTTCTCACCTTAATGACGACCTGCAATATGACAATGACCAGCACAGCGCCGCGCTTGAGCCAGAAATCAAAAGCTATCCGCCAGGTGTTTGTAGGACTGAGCTATCGGCGCGCACCGTAGCTTATTTCGTGGATGCGATAACGCGGCGAGTTTTCCTAAGTTCAAAAGTTCCAATTTAATCGCTGTCGGCCTGTCATCGCGGCAGCCCGATGACTCCGTCAGGACGCGTGCTCCGGCACCGGGTTCTTGCTTGGTGAGTTAACCGGGGTGGAACGCTGGTCGGGGACAATACTGATCTGTTGCCATTCCAAACATCCGCAAGGCAACGCTTTTCGCGTTGCGAGTTTTACTCTGCGGCCATTGGGGAACTCAACGTACCGTCGAACGAACGGGCCGCAAGCTTCAAGTACGTACTTAGAGCCGACCGGAAAGCACACAGGCAGGCGCACGGCACTACCCATTTCTCAATCCTCCGACATATTGGAGCTAGCTTCACTCTGGCACCGCACAAACAATCGTCTTCCTTAAAATCTGATGAGAAAACGAGAATTATCCCCGCTATTCACCGGGTCGAGCTTTGAGGTGGGGTTGCTGTGATTTTTGCTTCGTAGGACGGCGCCTAAGTATTTGTCTGATTTGTGCCGGTGTCCTGCCCCGAACGTCATAACCACGGCGCTCAAGTTCGGCAATCGCCTCCCTTTTGAGCTCTTCCAGGGTTTTCTTCCGCGGAGCCATGATGCTGAGAATAGGGAAGCTCTGTTGGCCGCTCTGTGCCGGCAATCACAAAAGTCCAATTTTTGATAATATGAGGGCAGGATTATCAGACTGCCGGAAGGCGCTCAGGGGCGGGCGACCGGTGACTGATAGATCCCTCGCGTACTTTGGGGGAAAGCGGGATGCCGCCGCGACGTCAGCTGTTTACATATATTCCACTCGCCCACATCAAACCGATTGTTTGCCCGCGGTGCGGAGAAAAAGCCCCCGTCTGGCATTCACCGCTGCTCCCCGCAGGCTTAGAGGGAGAAATGCGCACTTTTGAATGTGATGGCTGCGGTAAAAAAATGAAATTGATCGTTGAAGAAAAGGAGCCAGAAGCCACCGTCTAATCCGCACCGGGCCAGCTGTTGTCTCGGCGCAAGAATTAGGTGGTACGGGGGGTTCCCACGGCATCGCCGAATTCGTGCTGGGACAGATGAACGCAAAAGAGAGAAACGGTCGGAAAGACTTTGCCGCGCCATCCGCTGCAGCAGCTTCCAGCCGGCCACGCCGTTCTTCTCTACCAGCGGGCGGAAGTCCCAGTATATAAGCCTATAAAGATTTCAATACTCACGGCGTTACGCAAATCCGAGACTTCGCCGCTGTTCGTTCCAATCAGGTGGCAATCGCATGTTATTCAGAAGCTTGCGCGCCGTCAGGTCGGGCGACTGTTTCCCGCTGAGGATTGCGCTGACGATATCTGGAGCCAACAGCGTGAGACGAAACAGTCGCGTCGCATAAGACGGGACTATACCCTCCGATTTGGCGATTTCTTCAAAGGTGAGGGTGTTGTCCGCAAGCATTCGATCCCGGATCACATGAGCGCGGACGAGCGTGCGTACCAAGCTAGGATTGGGAGCTTTGGGATGGGATCCATTCTCGACAATTATCTTCATCTCATTGCCAACGCGCTTGAGACGCACAGGAACCGTTAGTATCACGAAATGACCGTCAGAATTGGATTGTGCTATTGCAGGCGGTTCAGCGACGTCGTCCATTCGACCAAGCCATCGAGCAAGGTTGATCGAATTCAGCGAAATATCGATCCGGTGCATATAGACCTGGATGCGTGTCACGATTGACAGCATGAATTTGCGTATATCATCGCCCTTTAGCTCAGACCATGTCGCCACGCATTGCTCGAGGCTATCGATCAAGCGTTTCTGGGTCGTGGCATCGGACGTGTGATTCTGGATGATATCGAGCACTGTTGCTCGATCGCTCAGCCAGTTATGAACTCGGCCAATGACAAGAGCTTCCAGACTAGCGGCCGGGATACGCTGGCCCGAGTGTTTAACCGTCCCGGCGAGTAGCGACCGCGAAACATAATAGCGATAGCGCGTGTTATTCTTTGTCGCATGGGTTGGAGACATCCGCTCTCCACGTGCATCGAATAGCATGCCGGTCAGTAGGCTAACTGACTTTTCGGCCGTCCCAAGCATGCGATCGGCCCGGTTTTCTGTGAGGATCGCCTGGACCTCGCTCCAGAGAGCTTCATTGATAATGGCCTCGTGCTCGCCGGGATAGCTCTTGTCCTTATGCACGATCTCGCCGCGATAAATCCGATTCTGCAGCATGAGATAGAGCGCGCCGCGGGCAAGCGGCTTCTCGCCATATCGAGTACCGTCGGACGCTTTCCGTTGCTTGCTGACGATACCTCGCGCATCGAGGTCGGCTTTGAGTAGTCGAACAGATTTTAGTTCGGCGTAGCGCTGGAAGATGTGTCGGACGGTTTTCGCTTCCGCCTCGTTGATTATGAGCCTCCTGTCCTTGACGTCGTAACCAAGTGACGGCAGGCCGCCCATCCACATGCCTTTCCTCTTCGAGGCAGCAATCTTGTCGCGGATCCGCTCGCCAGTAACTTCCCGCTCGAACTGGGCAAACGACAGAAGAATATTAAGCGTGAGGCGCCCCATTGACGTCGTGGTGTTGAACTGTTGAGTCACCGAGACAAAGGAGACGTTCCGTTTGTCGAAGATCTCAACGATCTTGGCGAAATCCGACAGCGACCGCGTCAAGCGGTCAACCTTGTAGACGACCACCACATCGATTTTGCCGTCGCCCACGTCCACCAGCAATCGCTGGAACGCCGGCCGCTCTATTGTCGCGCCTGAAAATCCTCCATCGTCATACATTTCAGGGAGAATGGTCCAACCCTCATGCTTCTGACTCGCAATGAAGGCCTCGCATGCCTCGCGTTGAGCATCGAGAGAGTTGAAGTCCTGCTCCAAACCTTCCTCGCTGCTCTTACGGGTATAGATCGCGCAACGAAAACGCAATTTGGAGGTCTGGTTAGCCATTGACGTTATCTCCCTCGCCGATCGCGTCGCTCACGTTGAGCGCCGATTGAACCCCAGCTGCCTCACCGCGATTCAATCCGAAGAAACGCGGACCGGACCAATGCGCACCGGTGATCGTCTGCGCAATCCTGGTAAGCGAGGTATAGGTTTTTCCGGCATATTCGAAACCGTCTTCCGTCACGACGACCGTGTGTGTCCTCCCGCGCCATTCCCGCACAAGCCCTACCCCTGGCCTGACGCGTGGATCGGGATCAGAGGCAATGCTCCCGTTCGATTGCAATTCCTTGGTCAGCGCTCTGAGTCTTCGTTGAATCCTCTTGCTGAGGCCGCCGTAAGCAAGCTCTTGCATTCGATAGGCGATAGTGCGGACAAGCAAGTCGCGGCTCAGCCTCGGCGGGTGATTGCGATACAGGCGCCGCCATTCGTTACGGAGTTGCTGTGCGGTCAGATCCGTCAGCGCGGCAATTTTTTGCGATAACTCTGGGTGAGACACCCCGGTGACGCTTCGATCAGTCCTCGACTTAGATGAAACGGATTGATCGGGCGACGCAGCTGTCGGTTCCATTTGGACCTCCAATATTGGTGCACCAAGCTGGCGCTCCCACCGCCTGAAGCCCGGAACACAGCCGGGCTAACGGACACGGAGGTCTCAACGGTCATGCCCGTATCGCATGCACGCTCTTCCTGACCAGGAAGTCCAGTCGAAAAATCACATCGGGTGACTCGCCCCATAATCGATTGGTTGGAGGTTCGAGTCCTCCCGGGCCCACCACGCAGTTCCCCGAATCTCTGATCACAGAGACTTTACGAGAAAAGCCCGCGTTAAGGCGGCTTGTTCCGCACGTGATTTTCGGTATTTGGCCTCCGGCGGGCGAGATCGGCCGAAATTTGGGCTTGGTCTCCGGCCGCAAAAATTCTGGTCCCGGCGCGGCTTGCTTGAAGCCGGACATCTCTTATGGGGACAGGCCAAGTCGCTCGTATTGGCGGGTCCATTCAGCGGGGAAATCGCGCAGGGCTGCAACTCCAATGCCACGAGGTAGCCGTCCATCGACTGCGGCCTGTACGAGCGTGGGTGCGATAAAGGCAAGGGTTATTGTTCGGTTGACCTGTCTGATACTACATTTCTCGCGCGTCGCGATCTGCTCAACATTCGTGACCATTCCCGCGATCAACTCATCGAGCCAATGCCGCCCCTTCGCGATTGCGGTGACGAGCTTGGCGCGGGTTTCGGCGCGGATTGGACGCGGGTCGGGATGAGAGGCTGTCGATGCAGGGAGAATAATCTCCCGCGGGCGTTTTGACAGAGTCTTTTGCCAAGGGACGACCAGCACATGTGAATCGCGATGAATGGGCTGGTCTTGTTCTGATGAGTGCCGAGGATGCCACGCCTCGCTGTCTCGTTCGAACTTGGCGGAAAGCTGGATGGCAAGGTGATCCCGCTTCACGTCAACGCGTGAGATATGGGTGGAGATCAGTTCCTTGTCGTTGAGTGAGTCAGGGCCCTCTGCTTGCACTCTGTTGTGCGGTTTCCCTGCGAGATGTTTGCGGACCGCGCTAAGGATCAGCTTTTCGATTTCGGTGGCGGGCACGCGGTTGAGCTTGGCGGCTTTGTCCGGCTGCCCCTGAATAAGGGCTGCTGAGATATAGTAGCGATAGCGGACGGCGTTCTTGACAGCACACGAAGGTGTCATCCGGTTGCCGCGATCGTCGAAGATGCGGCCCATCAGCAGTGACTGAGACTGCTGCCGGGCCTTGGCATGATTGGTCCGCTGGCGGTCAAGTTTTGACTGAACCGCATCGAACAGGGCCCGATCGAGGATGGCTATTTGCTCGCCCGGGAACACTTCACCCTTGTATCGGATCTCACCGATATAGAAGCGATTGCGCAGCAAAGCGGCGAGCGACCCGCGGGTGAACGCAATGCCCCCAATGGTCCGTCCATTCGATAGCGGGCGGAGCTTGGTCTTGACGCCGGTCCGCCTCAGGTCTGAGAGAAGGAGGTTCAGGCTGCCGAGGTCCAAGTAGCGGCTGAAGATATGACGGACGGTTTTGGCCTCGTCCGCAAGGACTGTGATCTTTCTGTCCTTGGCCTGGTAGCCCAAAGGAACTACACCGCCGACCCAGAGGCCTTTGCGTTTGGAGGCGCCGATCTTGTCGCGGATGCGCTCGGAGGTGACCTCCCGCTCGAACTGGGCGAAGGACAGCAAGACGTTGAGGGTGAGTCTCCCCATCGAGGTCGTGGTGTTGAACTGCTGCGTGACCGAGACGAACGACACCCCATGGGCATCGAACAGTTCGACCAGCTTGGCGAAATCGGCCAGGGAGCGCGTCAGGCGATCGACTTTATAGACGACAATGACATTGATCCGGTGGGCTCGAATGTCATTGAGGAGCTGCTGCAGGGCAGGGCGGTCGGTGGTTCCGCCCGAGAAACCGCCATCGTCATAACGAGTACGGACCAGTGTCCACCCGGCATGGGCCTGACTGCGGATATAGGCCTGTGCTGCATCATATTGGGCGTCGAGCGAGTTGAAGTCCTGATCGAGACCAGACTCGGTCGAGACCCGGGTATAGATGGCGCAGCGGACGGATCTTCGAGCGGCTGCCCTCATGACCTGGCCTCAGGCGAGATCTTGTCCCGCAGACCAAAGAACCGCGGACCGTTCCAATTGGTACCGGTGATGGCGAAAGCCACTTTGGACAGGCTGTCATAGGTCTTGCCGTTTAAGGCAAAGCCCTCGTCCACCACCATCACCCGATAGGCCTGAGCATTCCACTCGCGCATCAGGATCGTGCCGGGTTTGAGCTCAGCCCTTCTGCGACCGTACTCTTGCGTGAGCCGCGAGGTCCCCAGGGTCCCGCCAGCGGTTGCGATCTGCCTCAGCAGCCGCGCGGTGGCGGGATTTAGATCGCCCAACGCATCGGCCTGCAGCCGGTAGGCGAGAACGGCAAACAGCAGATGACGGGGCAGATGCGGCGGCGGCTGTTGCCGGAACATGCTCTTCCAGCGCGCCCGCAAGCCTTGGAGATCGAGATCGCGTAGATGCGCGATCTCGTCGTCCAGCGACAGTCTGGTTGCTTTCGGGGCAACCGATCTGGCCCGCTTCATCGCATTACGCCGCATGGCTCGTCTTGGCCGTGGCAACACTAGATGCCGAGCGGTCCGCAATCCGATAGACGCGCCCACTGTCACCCGCCGCCGATATAAGATTAAGGCCAAGCTTCTTGCGCACGACGCCGGCGAGGAATCCGCGGACCGAATGGGGTTGCCACCTCGTTGCACGTGCCATCGCCTCAATGGTCACGCCACCGGGCGCACGCAACATTGCAATGATGTGAGCCTTTTTGCTTTGGCGGCGTGCAGTCGGCTGCGGCACCGACTGGGGCTGCTGATGAGCCGCCGGCTTTGTAACGGGCTTGAGGTGTACGGCCTTGCGCGCCGTTGTTCGCCTGACACTGTTACGGGTCTTGATCTTGCTGTCGTTTGCCCGTGATGCGGGCCTGCGCTTCGACTTTGCCTTGGTCATCGGGATCTCCTTCGGTTGTGCGGCGACCATTCGCCACCACCGAAGCCCCACCTCAGCGGAGAAGCCGGCGGGGCAGGATCCCGAAGCGCAGCCAGCGCCCGGAGCCGGACACAGTACCGCTCGGTCTGCGCGAAAAAGCCAGTCCTTTCAGGATAATCTTATTGCTGGTTTTGCGCGATCCTGAGCATCCAAGGATCAAACTTGCAACGCCAAGATTGCCGCAGAAGGCGCTGACCAATGTCTGCTTTCGGGGCTAAGCGGAATCGCCGCCACCACCGAAGCCCCACCTCGGCGAAGAAGCCGGCGGGGCAGCATCCCGGAGCGCAGGCGGCCAGCCAGACATGTTTTGCATGGCGA